GGTATACAAAAAAATAAAAAAAGTTTTTTAAATTTAGAAATAACCCTTTTTGTTCACGACAAAACTACAGATTTTAAATCAATTATGTTGAGGTCTAAAATAAAAAAAATCATAAATTCAATTTATTTTGATGACTTAAAAAATTCTAAGTATTTTACATTAAGTAAAACAAAAACTAAAGAAACCGAATTAATATAATATTTATCATAAAAACATTATGAAAATATTAGGACCAAGCGACACGGGTAAAGGAATTCTTTTGGAGTATGATGCAGGAATTATAAACCCAAACGAATATAGAAATAGCCAAGTAATTAAAGAATCTTATGGTCAATTAGATCATTCAAAACCTTTTGTATTTTACGCAACCTTACAAAAATATGGAGTACCAAATAGAAATGGTAGGGTATACCCTGAAAAAATATTAAAAAGAGAGGCAGAAAGATATAAAGACATGATTAATAAAGGAATGTCTATTTCTGAACTTAATCACCCTGAGTCTTCACTTATAGATTTAGATAGAGTTGCTCACCTTATCACTGAAGTATGGTGGGAAGATAATGTATTAATGGGTAAAATAAAATTACTTACAACTCCAGGTTTTCACGAAAGAGGTATTGTTTCTTCTAAAGGTGATATTGCTGCAAATATGATGAGACAAGGTGTTACAATGGGGGTTTCTTCTCGTGGTGTTGGTTCCTTAGTTAAAAAAGGCGAACAAAATGAAGTACAAGAAGATTTTGAACTTATATGTTTTGATTTAGTTTCTTCACCATCAACACCAGGCGCATATCTTTACTTAAATAAAGATGACAGACCAAAATATGAAGAAAAACTTACAGAACATGAAAACGTACATTCAAACTCCTCTTCTTTGAACAAATCTATTGACTTAATGAAAAGATTATCCGATTATTTGGATAAATAAAATTATTAAGATATGGATGAAAAATATTTTGTAGCAAGAGTAACAACCGACATGGTTGATGAAAACAGCGGAAAGGTAAAAAAAATGAAAGAAGAAAAATTAGTTAAGGCGTATTCACCTACAGATGTTGAGGCCAAAGTAACTAAAGCTTATGAAACTTACACGATGGATTGGAGAATAACTGCGATTGTTGAAAGTAAAATTGACGAAGTAATAGAATAATAAATAATTATTTTTCATTTAAAAAAGGGAATACTTGTTAGTGTTCCCTTTTTTTATTTTTAGTCATTTTATAAAAAAATTAACTTTTTTTTAATTGGGATATATTTATTTGATAAATAAACCAATAACGCATTGCTTTTTAGAAATGACAGGAAATGAAAAATCGATAGTAGAAAACACCTTATTACAAATAAAGGCGGTTGAAGATGCTATCAGCGAAAACGCAAAAGGAATACTTGCCTCTACAATGAAGGAAGAAATCAGTGAATTAGTAAGGGAATCACTAGGTGGTTCAAAAAAATCTAAAAGGTCTTTACACGAAGAAGAAGAAGGTATGGAAACCCCAGAGGTTGAAGACGAGAATTTAGAATACGGAATGGAAGACGGAATGGAAGACGGAATGGAAGATGAAACAGAAATGGCTGATTATGAAATGGACACCGACGATGAAGGTGATATGGAAATGGATGCCGAAGTTTCTGTTGATGATAATCAAGAAATGCCTCCATTGGACATGACTCAATCACCTATGACTGACGTACTTAAAGTATTTAGGGCTATGGGAGATGAAGATGGTATTATTGTTAAAAGAGATGGTAAATTTTTACACATATCTGACAATGAAACGAACAAAGATTACATGGTTCAATTAGAGGAGAGCAAAAGAAAAAGAAAAATGAAATCAAGATTAGATGAGGAAATTCTTTATGAATTAAGTTTTGAAGATAAAGAAGTTGGATATGATAAGTATTCTGACGAGTCAGGTTATGATGAGTACGAAGACGAATATGAAGATGAGTACGAAATGTATGAAATGGGTAACACTACTGAATATTCAGAACAAGATCAAAAACCAAAACCTATGTACGAAATAGGTGACGAAGATGATTTAGGTGCTCAAATGTACGAACAGGATGACGAAGATGATTTAGGTGCTCAAATGTACGAACAGGATGACGAAGATGATTTAGGTGCTCAAATGTACGAACAGGATGACGAAGATGATTTAGGTACACAAATGTACGAACAGGATGACGAAGAGTTGAAAATGGAATCTTTTAAAGCTAAAGGAAGAGTAGGAAAAATGAAATTCAAATATCCATCTAAATTAAAAAGAGGTGTTGCTGAAACTTCATTTGAAAAAGAAATGGAAGAAGAGTGGAACGAGGAAGAAGAGGGTACAGATGTTTTATCATTTGAAAAAGATGGTGATACTCCTGAAAAATCTGAAGCATCTAGAACTTTGGGTAACGGTAAATATTGGGGTAGAAAAGGCCTTCCTAAACCAAGAACCGCACCTAGACATTTAAAAGTTGAATCAGTAAATGGTGAGTTAAACTTATTGAGAGAAAAAAATGAAGAGTACAAAAAAGCATTAGACTTCTTTAGAAATAAATTAAATGAAGTTGCTGTGTTTAATTCAAATTTAGCATACTCAACAAGATTGTTTACCGAACACTCAACAACAAAACAAGAGAAAATAAATATTCTTAGAAGATTTGATAATGTAGAATCTTTGAAAGAGTCTAAAAGTCTCTACAAAACAATTAAAAACGAATTAGATGGTAACGGATCTGCAACTGTTGTTAAAGAATCAATCACTGAAAGAGTGGTTAAAACACCACAAACAGGATCGGCAACAAATCTAATTGAAAGTAAAACGTATGAGAATCCTCAGTTCATGAGAATGAAGGATTTGATGGCAAAAATTAAATAAAAATAAACTTTTTTAAATTAGTATATATTTATATACATAAAAATAAAAAAATAAACTCAGATTAAAAAATTAAAAATGGGAGCATTATTAGAATCAGGTCTTGTTGGTAACATAGGGTTAAAACACCTTAAAGTTATTAAAGAAGATACAATTAACAAATGGGATCGATTAGGATTCCTAGATGGTTTGAAAGGACACATCAAAGAGAACATGGCACAATTATATGAAAACCAAGCATCTCACCTAATTAACGAAGCGGCGTCAACTGATAGTTCAGGTTCATTCGAAACTGTAGTATTTCCTATCGTTAGACGTGTATTCTCTAAATTGTTAGCAAATGATTTAGTATCTGTACAAGCAATGAACTTACCAATCGGTAAATTGTTCTACTTTGTACCTAAAATTCAAGGTTATAACTCAGCTGATACCGCTGCAGGAACAAACCACTTCGCACCAATTGGTTCGGCAAACTATAACGCGGCTGATGGTACAGGTTATGATGGTGCTGACGCTTACGCTAAAAATCTTTATGATTTATTTTATGAAGGTGGTGAGGCAGCATTAGATCCTCCAGGATTATTTGATTACTCTAAAGGTACTTGGACTGCTGTTACTGCAACTACTACAATCCAAGTTTGGTCAAATGGATCATTAGTTGATTCATTGGCTCCAACAGGAGTTCAAAGAAAACTAATCGTTAAAATGTGTGATTTTTATGATAATGGTGTTGGTAAATTAATCGGACCTGATGGATCAGAAGTTGATAGTGAGACTTTCTTGTCTGATTTAAAAATTATCAGATCATCTGGTTTAGCTATTGATGAAGGTAGTGCTTGTTCTGTTCCTACAGCAACTCCATTGTTGTTTAGAGTTGTAACACAACAATATGGAAAAGGTATCGTTTCTCCTACATACACACAAACACCAACTACATTCCCTAACGGAAATGGTGGATCTTATGATAAAGTTTGTGATCAAAACGGATGTATTTACTTAGAAGTTGATTTATCTTGTCCAGTATGTACTGGATGTGATGCAACATCTTTAGATGGATATACAGGAGCAACAATCACTTCAGGTGCTTCAGGTACTTCTTTTGTAGCGGTATTTAGAAGATATGCTGAATTAGAATTTGAAGATAAAATTGGTGAGGTTTCTTTTGACCTTGAATCAGTTACTGTATCTGTTACAGAAAGAAAACTAAGAGCACAATGGTCACCTGAATTAGCACAAGACGTTTCTGCATTCCATAACATTGACGCTGAAGCTGAATTAACGGCATTATTGTCTGAGCAAGTGGCGGCAGAAATTGATAGAGAAATCTTGAGAGACCTTAGAAAAGGTGCGGCTTGGAACCTAAGATGGGATTACAACGGATGGAGAAGAATTCCAGGAAACATGACTTATACTCAAAAAGATTGGAATCAAACTTTGATCACAGCAATTAACCAATTGTCAGCACAAATCCACAAATCTACATTGAGAGGTGGGGCTAACTGGATTGTTGTTTCTTCTGAAGTTTCAGCTATCTTTGATGACCTTGAGTACTTCCACGTATCTAACGCTTCACCTGAGCAAGATCAGTACAACATGGGTATTGAAAGAGTTGGTACATTAGCAGGTCGTTACCAAGTGTATAGAGATCCATACTTCCCAGCTAACCAAGTTCTTATCGGACACAAAGGTTCATCTTTGTTAGATACAGGATATGTTTACGCTCCGTATGTACCTCTACAATTAACACCTACAATGTATAACCCATTCAACTTTACACCAATCAAAGGTATCATGACAAGATACGCTAAGAAAATGGTTAACAACCGTTTCTATGGTAGAATCACAGTTGATGGAGTTAGAACATTTGACTTACAAGAATTGAGATAATCAATATCTTAACTGAATAAGAGAAAGGAGACAAGAA